AATACATCACGAATATATGAAGTCCTTTATATAAAGGATAAATCGACTAATGGTGGAGGCGAGGAGACTGCCTTGGTTGCGTTTCGTAGTGTTTCGTTTTGTTTAAAACTGTCATGACTTTAGCACTTTTGTGTATTCGTGATTTTTCTTGATTCATGTTTTTCTTGATTTTTACATCAAAACTACATCACAAAAAAGGGGCCTACTCGGCCTCTTTCTTTTGTCTTTCTATATCTTCTCTGATCAGATCTTTCAGGTATCTGTTGACGCTCTCTTTGGTGTCTAGATACTCCAGGATGTCTGCGTCGTGCTTTAGATGAAGCCTGAAGGTCTTGATCTTGTACGTTTTATCGCTCCACTTTTGGTTTGCTCTTTTTCTTGCCTCTGATACTGTCATGTTACTTCTCCTATATTTTTATTATATATTTAGCATCTGGATCATTTCAACTTCTTCTTGTAAGCCTTCGATATTCTCGAGGGCTCTTTGCGCTATGTCTACAGCTTCTCGAACTGTGTCCCAGTCCTCTCCTTCCGGTTCATTGTTTAGTATGTTTACAGCTTCCGCTGTGGCTTCTTTATAGGTGTTTTGCCACTGCCTGATTTCCTCTTTTCTTTGTGCCAATAAAACTTTTGTAATATCATCCATGATTAGCCTCCTATTATTTCCATTAGTACGTCCATGGCGTCTTCGTCGCAATTGTGTTTGTATAGCCAGTTTGCTACTTCCTTTAGGGTCATCATGTGTTCGTCGTAGTATAATTGGTCTATTATGTCTTCTCTTAGTCTCCATACCGCTTCTTCTCTAGTCATGTTATGCTTCCTCCTCTATTGCTTGAATCTGGCGTTGTGCTTCTTGGATCAATGTTTCATAGATGTCCGCTTCGTAAGCTAATTTTCTGATTTTTCCGAAGTCGATATCTTCTTCTCTTTCGATTGCGTTTAGTTCGTATTGAATTTCCTTTGCGATTCTGTTTTGCTTTTCAATCCAGTTTTGAATTTGTTTTTCTAGTACTTCAAGGTTTTCTGTGTTTGTCATGATGCTTTCTTCTCTTATTCTTTTCCTAAATTCAGGATTCCTTCTAATTCATATTTATAGTTATTGTAGATTGTTAGGTCTCTTTCAAGTTGTTCGATTCTAGCGCAGATTTGTTTTACACAGTATGTGTTCCCTTTTTGTGCTTCTCGAACCAAGTCTTCTTTTTCTTGTTCTAGTGAGCGATTAATGCTTTCAATTTGCCATGTTGTTCTGTTTATTAATAGCTCTAATGGTTTTTCGATTTCTGTTTTCATTGTGTTCTATCTCTCTTTCTTTTTACACTCACATTGTAATGTATTACAGTACATAAAGCAAGCAAAAAAGGCTAAAAATAAAGCAGAATATAAAAAAAGAAGGGAACGCTATTTTTCAAGCATTCCCTTGATCCGTTCCGATAGGTCTTTGACCTGTTCCTTTAGTGTAGCCACTTCTTTTTCTAGCTCGTTATGGCTTTCGATTTTTTTCGCCAAGCTGTCAACCTTTTTGTCCATCTGTTCTACCTTGTAATCCAGCAATGCCGAATGTTTGGAGTTGCTGGTCCATGTTGCTAGGACTGAAGGTACTCCGACGCAAAGTCCGGATATGATCGCAACAATAATAGTATCAGTCATTATTCTTCCTCATTTACTTCTGGCAAACCTGCTAGGCTTGTTAGAATTGAGCATACGCCTGCCACGACCGTTGTGCTTGCTGCGTACATCCAGTTAATGTCCGGAACGGCTGCGCCTACGGTGATAGAGGCTAGCGCTGTTTGGGCCATTGTCTTGATTGCTCGAACTCCTGCTGCTTCCCACCATGCTTTGTTTGTAAGTCTACTCATCCTCGTTACCTCCTACTAAAAAGGGCACGCCATCTGGCATGCCTTCAATCACCTATACTATTCTAGAAACCGTTTCTGATGCATTGATCAGAGTTCCGGCTGCTGATGTAACCCACGTTAGAGCGACCTTGTTTCCTGGTGCAGCTGGTGCTGCCTGGATGACAGCGGATACTGGAAGAGTGATCACGTTGTCTGCTGCGGTTGTTGTTACTTGTGCTATAGCGCCAGGGACTGCTGTTCCATTGGCGTAAAGTTGCACTTGATTTGTTCCCGCTGCGGTTGCTGAAATCACGAAGCTTCCATCCACTTTATAGGTTCCAGGTTTTACGATCTCCAGAGCATTTCCGTTTAGATTGACTCTGTTGTTTGTCCGAGTCCGTACAGTTCCCGGTGGAATCGTTGCGCCTGCTGCTAGTGTTGCGCTTGTCGTATTGACGACTTGGATCATGTCTCTACCTCTAGGCTACTGTAGCGCCTGTAGGGTAGTAAGTTCCGTATTGTGGGTAGTAAGGCGGATTTGTGTAATATCGTCCTAATTGGCTCAAAATGTTTTGAGTTTGTACGCTGTTTGAGATTGCCTGCAAGCTTTGATCATATTGAGTTTTCAAGGCATCATATTTGTCTTGCATCATTTGAGTCTTTAAGTTGCAGCAGCATTGCTCCATCTGGTGAGATAGGTTGTTAATGCTTTCCTGTACTCCTCCAAAACCTTGACATAAAGAACTATTTACACCGTTGAAGCCATTCATCATGGCCATCTGTGTTTGGTTTGCGTTTTGCATCTGGTTCACGTTCATCTGGTTGATTAGCTGCGCGTTTTCGTATGCGTTTGAGCAAATTCCGTTTGTGATTCCGTCTAGCTTACTAATAATAGCTTGTGTATCAAATCCGCGCTGAACCTCTGCCTGTGTGCCTTGCTGGTTGTTTCCCCAAGCTCCGCCACCAAATCCAAAAATCAAAAAGAATAAAATTAGAATGATAATTCCGTTTCCTTCTAGAAATCCATCTTTGTTTCCAGTTACAGAAGCGATATCAGATAATGATAAGTTGTCCATGTGTGTTCTCCTTTCTTATCTATCTTGATTTTGCAAAATCCTATTTTAGAAAACCCTTGAACTGTTCTGCCATTTGTTTGGCTTGATCCAGTTGAGCCTGCGTAAATTTTCCGGAGGCCATCAGCTCGTTTAGAAGTTGCTGCGGGTCCTGCGTCCCTAGCATCTTTTTAAACTGCTGAAATTGTTGCAGCATGTTTCCGTTTCCTCCCGGTCTATTTTGAAGTAGTGGATTCATGACGGTTGCCTCCTCTCGCGTTCTGTTCTACCTTTGAAAGCCATTCCTTGAATTCAGCTTTCGTAAGGTACTTGTCTTCCGGTTGATCTTCTTTCACTTCCTGGAAGCTATAAGCCTTGATTGTACAGAAGCCACTTGCGTCTGCTTGTTTCTGATAAAAAACTGGCTTGTTACTATCCATTAAAATCACGGACTGGTTCGGTCCTAGAGTGAAAGCTTTAGCACTTTCGATTCCGTTTACAAATTGAATCTGGTTCACTTGTTGAGTCGGTGCCTGCATCTGTGGCATTCCAAACTGCCCAGGCTGCGGCATGAAATTATTGAAATATGGTGTGTTCATTGTGTTCTACCTCTTTTCACCTATATTCTCTTATATTTTCATGTCTGGAACCGTTCCTCTTTTGTCCTTCTTTAGCTTGTAAAATCCGAAGGCCATATCAACCAAAAGGGACCAGTAGTAGTCATTTAAATCTTTGACGGTTTCTTCGAATTCATCTTTTGACATACCTGCGTCCTGGTAGTGCCATTGCGAGTCTTGCGTTTTGCTCCTTAGCTGATAAACAACTTTTTTCTGCTTGTCGCTCAGTCCTTGTTCTTCAATTAGAAAATGTGCAAAGTCTGGGCGTAGAGGTGTCTGGTATCTTCTATTTATTCTCCTGTTCATTGTGTTCTATTGCTGATCCTTTCTATTTAAATGTTCCGTATGGCTTTACGTTTACTCCTGCCGAGTTTAGTTCTCCGGCTGCCATCCAACGTCGTGTTCCGTCTCCACAAGTCCAGCTGATCCATACGTATCCTTCTCGACGAACATAGCCGTCGTAATTTACGTGTTGCCCCTTAATGTATGTCACTCCTGTGTCTTGTCCTTTTAGTCCTGGTGCTTTTCTGATCTTGATCGTGCAAGCAGGATAGAATGTAGCTTTTTCATGTACAAAGTCTGAAGGGATTGAATTTAGAACAGCTCCAGTTGTTGGTGTTGGCTTCGAACTTCCGCCCTGATTGAATGGTACGTGACTTGAGTCTGTCCAGTTTACGAAAGTGCCTTTATCCTCGATAATTGTTCCATCTGTTACGAATGCAAGGTCTGCGGACACGTTATTTGGAAGATGATACACGCCTTGTGCGTTCCTATCATAGCAGTGAGTGAATTTGCCTTTTGCGACTTCAATGTGCGCGTGGTTTCCGTAGGCACGTCCTGCTGTTCCTTCGTCTCCGAATGTATCTCCCTGCTTGAATCTTTTCACTCGTTTGATGTCTTCAATGTAGTTGTCATGCAAGAACATAAATGTTGCAAAGTCTATTGTTCCGTCTCTAAATAAAACTTTGTTGTCTGATTCTAGGAATACAGTATTTCCATTTTGTGCCGTATCGTAGGCCACTAAGTGGCAGTCACATGGTGCGATTGTCTCGTCAATTCCGATGTCCTTTCCTGCGTTGTCCATGGCGTTGGTTCCTAGATGTGACCCCACGTTATTTCCCTGCGTAATTCGCATATACTCCATAGGGAATCCTAAAAGCTGATATCCGCCTTTTGTAAGTTTTTGTCCTTTTCTCATATTTTGGACCTCCTTCTATTTATGAAAAAGAAGAAGCTTTTTTGCTCCTCCTTGTTTCCAGTGTTAGTATGTTTCTCCGGTGATTTCTTTATACTGATCAGCTGTGATGAATCCTTTTTCACAGAACTTTCTTACCTGCTTATCCGTATATAGTTTTAGATCATAAAATCTTTTGATTTTTTCAAACATAGATTATGCCTCACTTTCTTCTAGAAGTGTATCTGTCATCATGGCCGTGTACATGACTTGTGCCTCAATCTTATCCTGTGCGGTTGCTTGTTGCTCTGGTTCTTTGATTGTTGGCTTTTCTGCTTCTGCAACCTCAATCACTTTACCGGCTACGAGTATATAGTTATATCTTCCATGTTCGTCAACTAATCCTTTTTCTAGATATTGACTTTGTGCGTGTGCGTATTTGTCGCCTTGTCCCTTATCAATTTCTGTCATTGTCTGAATTTCTTCTTGTGATAAAAAGATTTCTGAATTAATAGATGTGATGTATCCATCTTGTACGGATGCGTATACTTTATATTCGTCGTTCATAGTTCCTCCTAATAAATCTCTGCGTCTAGGAATATTTTCGTACTGTTAAAATCAATTCCCACTAATGTGTTTTGAATCGTTCCAATTCCGTCAATATATATTCCAACACTACCACTACCAACGTTAGCTTTACATGCACCTACATTTATAGATGCATTTTGTTTAACTGAATTTGTACTTATTACGTTTGTATCGTTGTTGCTTCCTGTAATTCCAATTGTCGCATTTCTACGCATATTATTAACTTTTTCTAACTGTACGAATACTTGTGATGTAAATTTATATCCTGCTACACTCGAAGGAATATACATGAAATATCTTTCACACTTCATCAACTCTTCAACATGATTAGGAGCAATAAACAGTGTTGCAACTGAGTCTTGTTCTAGTTTCATATATTTAAGTGTTATACTTGCTCCAACTGCTAATTGTAAACCTACCGAATTAAAGTTGTTACTTGAGTTAACTCCTTGAAAAACGTTTTTTCCACTAGTTACAGTTTTCCATACTCCGTCAATTGCAATCCTTACAGTTCCGGAAATTCTTACTACTTCCATTGATACTGTATAAGCACCACTAATTGCATTCTCTAATTTTTGTTGGAAGTATCCCTCTTTGTTAGTTGTTCCACCTGTAGCCGTTACAGTTACAGTACCATCTGAATTTACAGTTGCTTTCCCTCTTGAAAGCATCCATCTATCTACTGTATAAATTGGTGACTCTGACGTTGTCGTATATGTACTAGAACCTCTCTGATTAATTTTGAAATCCGGATTAATTAATAAATTCGGATTACTAAATTTATTTCCTAAATATTCTGCTAATTGCGTTAATGTTCCTTTTTTTAATCCTGCTCCGTTATGAACCGGAACTAGACTTGTATCTGTAAAGCTAGGCAATGCGTCTAATTCTGTTACTTGTTTTCCTGGCATGTTATTCCTCCTTGACTTTATATTTCCAATCCGTGCCGACTTCTCCACTTGCGACTTCGTAAGACCAATCGGCTAAGATTGTATTTCCTTTTTCATCTACTAAATCTTGAGCACTTGTTGCGTTCAAATTCGTTGTAAAGTGATTATTCATCACCATTTGATTTAGGTTATTATGCGATGTAGTAACCGCCTTTATCTTGGTTACGATCCAGTTAATAGCTGCCTTATCTTTAAAACCGAGCATAGGCTTTCACCTCCTATGCTGCGGACCACATCGCGTTCAGTTCGTCTGTTGTGATTGCTGTTAGATCGGTTGTCTTTACATATCCACTTAGATCAATGTCTGTAGTTCCAATTTTCTCGAACGTTCCTGAGTCTGCCATCCAGATATACTCATCATAGATGTCCTGCGTTCCATGTTTATGCGCTACTAAGTAAATAACACCGGTTGCGCCTGTAGCAGGTAATGAGCTTACTTTGCTATATGAAATTTATGTAATGTTACCAACCGCAGTACTGATCGCAGAACTTACTTGTGACGCTGTCTGATATCCGCTGTCGTTTGTAAGCTGTGAGGTTTTGGTTGGTGTGGTTACGTTTACAGCTTTGCTGGAATCAGGTGTTAGTGCTGTTCCGTTAACTTTCACCGTTGTGATTGTGTTAACCTGAGCTCCTGATGCGATACCAGCTAACTTGTTTTTCTCTGCTGTAGTGTAATCATTTGTTGAAAGTACTTTCCCGCCTACGGCATCAACTTTCTTTGCTAATTCTGCTTTTGTCTTTTGGACCAGTAGGGTCGCCCCAGCCTTGTCCAGATATTCTGTAGCCATGTCTATACTCCTTCCCACAAGCTGTTAAGCTCGTCTAGTGAGATTGCCTTGATCTCGTCATTTTTTATTGCGCCTACTTCTTCCGCCGTGTAGCTTGGCTTTGTTGGTTCTTTTGCCCATCCAGAAACTGTCGGGTCCTCTTCCTCCATAGCTCCTATGATCTCTTTACCGTTTAGAGTTGGCTTGTTTTTCAGTTTGTTGTAGTCGCTTGTTCCTGCGACGTATTGCTCTTTGAAATCAAACCCCAGGCTTTCGTTTTCCTCGGCTAGATTGATACTAAATTCATCTTTCATCATTCTATGATTTCCTTATATAAAACCGGAAAAACAGGACGGGTTAGAATTGGGGAAGCTATGACCGTTCCTTCTTCGGTGATAGCTCGAATTTGTACCTGATATCGTCCAGGTATAAATTGAAGTGTCTCTTCCTGGGTTAGCGTTACGGCCACAGTATTTTCCTCAATCACTAGGTCTTCCATTCTTTTTGTTAGAATAGTCCCGTTCTGTTCAATCGTTAAATATAGACTTGTTAGTTTCTCTAGCTCGAGTCCTGATGTGTGAATGACCAGAGTTGGTGTTGTCCCTTGTCTCATGATCTTACCTATTGAACTTGATACTTCCAGTCCGCAAATATATTTGTGCCCTCTTCGTCGGTTAGAGTGTTGTCTACGTCAACTTGAAGCTCTGTATAAATGTGATTGTCCAGAAGCATATTTTCAAGGTTTAGAATGCGACCAGCTAGTGCCGTTGCGACTTCACCCTGAAGCGTTTCTTCTAAAGACTCGAACCATTTTCTGAATTTTTCGCCGTTGGCGTATTGAGTGTCCTCATTTTCTTTCTGGATTCTTTCATAGAAACTTTGGAATTGATCATATAGTTCTTGTGTTGGTACTCGCGTTAAAGTATCAACCGTTAGTCCGCAGTAATTTTCGTCAAGTCTTACGTCTTGAATCATTTCTGGCGTGATTTCTCCAGCTGATGCCTTTAAAGCTACAATCGCAATAATCAACTCGTACTGTTCTAGACTTCGAATAGGCGTAGGCATTGACTGCGTTCCTTCCTGATATACAAGACTGCATGAATTGCTGATCTTATCGTATCGAATGGCCACGTAGTCATATCTTGTGTAGTTTGTAGCGACGGTAGCCGTCAGGGTAGTTTCGTCTTTAGGCGAGTAAACGATACCACCTATTCCGTCGCTGGATGTCTTTAAAAAGGCGAGCCCGTTACTGACTGATATATTCATACCACCGGCAATTTTTACTTTGAAGTCTTCACCGGTGATATTAAAAAGGCCAGGTGTTCTCCCGGCGTGGAACATCCGCAGATCTTCTGCCAGATACTCCGTATTGTCTAAAGGGTATGCTGTCATGAGCCCCCTCCTTTCATTTTTGTTGCGCTTTCTTGAACATCTACAAGTTCCAGTTCAAGAGTGACCTGCGTCTGTAAATTGCTTTCTTCTACAAACTTAAGGCCTGATATTCTAGCAAATGTAAATAAATTGAATTTAAAACTTAAACATGGTATCACGTCTCCTAGGTCAAATTCCTTTTGAAGGACGGCCTTCTTGTCGTCCGCATCAATTTCAAATTCAAATTTAGAAGAGCCTTTTCTAGCCTCTGCTAGCTTATTGAGGCCCCTTTCTTTTAGCAAATTGATATATTCTTCTTCCGTATAAGTTTGCTCGTTACCTGATGCATCAGTATACGTAGATTGCAAATCCCTGGCATCCACATATAACTCCATCCTTGGCTCTTCTTTTGTTCGAAGATCTACAATCACACTTTTTCGTCCTGATCCAGATTCTTCGCCATACACGTAAGCGTAGTTTTTATACCCTGATATATCCTCGATAAAAGTTTGCGAGATTAGGTTTCCAAGCCTGTCTGAAAACCTCAGCTTGTTCTTTGTTGATCCTGTGTAGATTTCGAAGTAATTCAGTGTAGTCCCTTTTAGAACTTCTCTGTATCCGTAGCCTAATAGCTGGCAATATTTCTGAGCCATGGTCCTGAGCGTGTCGTATGTTGTGTCGGATGCGTTCTCAAGTTTTCCGGGAAGGCCTGTACTCTTTCCGATCACTATATCCAATTCGCGTTTGTTCTTTTCAAAATTACTGAGCAGCGATTGTTCTACATTTCGAACGGTCATAGTATAGAGGTTTATACGGTCCTCCAAATTGTCCATGTGTCCGAGTACTACAATTTCTTTTGCGAGTCTTTCTACTGATTCTATAAAGAGAATCTCGTTTCTTTCCTTGCAAACGATTCGGTTCCATTTCTGTAGATATCTTGTATTGAAGTCCGTATATTCCACATGAATCTCAGCTTTCCCTGTTTCATAATATTTTGGGTTCCATTGCACGCTGGTTATGTTCTGGAGCGGTCCTTGTCGTTTTCCTTCTCTGTCGTAAACATAATAGTGCATATCTATACCCCCGCCAGTACTTCTTCAAATCGTAGAAGCGCATCCAGGCTTCCTGGGTTTTCTTCTGCAGTATAGTTCAGTACATTTTCTCCGGGCCGAATCTGAAAAAACTCAGAGTCGTAGTCTGTCATCCAGAAGATGTTTTCCACTTCTCCGTTTCGAATTAAGTGGCAGTATTGTTCGTTTGCAAAAGTACTTATTTCTAGTATGTCTCCTAGATTCATTTCTAGATCTGCTACTTGTCCGAAGGATATATGCTCCTGAGTAAACACGTTTAGAATTTTCGGATTCTTCACTTTTGCCTCTGCTTTCATAGTCAAAAGAAAGCCAGTGTTTATGCTTCCCCTGTAGTCGACTGTAACTAACGGGCTTAGAATTTTTTCTGATATTTTCCACGGCTCTGTATTTGAAAAAGAGCGAGGAAATTTAAAAAGCGACCTCAATCTCTGGAAGGCCACCTTTGTTTCCTTTGCACGTCTTGCGTATGGGAATGGAGCCCTCAATACAATCTGGAATTTCTGCCAGGTTTCATTGAGCGTGATGACTGGCGTCGTTTTTGGTTCAACCTTCCAGTATACGTCGACCCCAGCTCTCGTGTTGATATAACGCAGTGTTGCTGATACTCCAGGAAGGATTACGGCTAGAAGTTTTTTTCTAGTGTCTGCGTTGTATTTAAAGCGCCCCTCTAGGGTGATGTCCTTGGGCTCAATAGAAGCCCCGGACACCGTTGTCCCTATTTGATTTGAAACGCTTGATTCAGATAAGGTGATCTCGTTTTTAGAGATTCCGTCTAGTGTTGTTAGTCGGATGCCTGAGGCCTCGGAAAACTCAACGGATTTCCCCAGGCTGTTTGTGTATATTACTGTTACGCCCATGCTAACCTCCTAACCATTCTTTCTGTTTCTTGCGCGATTTCGCTAGGTCTTAGTTCCTTCGCTGAATTTATAGTCTGATCTACTTGATATACGACTGTATTGCCTAAGCCGCTTCCTAGGCCTCCAGGATTGCCTTCTAAAGCCAATCTTGAAGTTAGGCTGTCCATGTTAGCAGCATCTATTAGTTCAGCCGACATACGTCCCATAAAGGCCTTAGCCTTTGGCATAGCTCTTTCTACACCTAGAGTGATTCCGGCTGGAATCCATTTACCTATACGATCTGCGAACAGTCTTGAAGGCGACCCGATTCCTAAGGCACCTTTTACGCCGTCAATAAGGCCCTTGGCCATGTTTCCAAGCCATCCGGTCAACGCTCCCCAGGCTCCGCTGATTCCGCTTTTAATTCCGTTTACGATATCAGAACCGATTGAAATCATTTGCCCTGGTATTTCTCTTACTTTGTTTACAATCCCGCTAAAGAAATTCTGTCCTGCTTGAATCGCCTGCTGTACAAATTGACTTGCAAAACTTGCGGCATTGCTAATCGTATTTGATAGCCATGTCCACACTTTACCAGGTAATTGTGAAATAAAGTTGATCGTATTTGATATGAAACTCTTACCGGCTTGAATGGCTTTCTGGATCATTTGACTTACCCATTCAGCGGTTTTCTGGATTGTATTTAAAAGCCAAGTCCAGATATTGCCTGGCAGCTGTTTAAACCAGTCTATTACTTTCGATATAAATTGCGGAATGTCTACGGTTGCAAAAGTTACCAGGTTCGTGCCCCATTCTATAAGCTTTCCTAGGATATATCCTACGGCGTAGCCGATCCAGTAAGGTATAGTCGTTCCGAAGAACGTCTGGATATTACTTACTAGGGTTTGTACTCCGTTAGGGATTGTTACCGTAAAAAACTGAACTACTTGTGTAGCCAGGTTCTGTGCTGCTTCCACGAAACTTTGGCACGCCTCTGGAATTGTTACTGTAAAGAAGTTTACGATTCCATCTATAACTTGGCCAGTAGTTTCCTTTATGCCATCCCATAGGTTGATCCAGAACTCTCTGAAGCTGTCGCTTGTATTCCAAAGATATACGAAGGCTGCTACTAGCGCTCCGATAGCTACGATCACTAGTGTGATAGGTCCACCAATCACAGCAAGTGCTGCGCTTAATCCTTCCGCGCCTCCTCCTGCTAGTGTGAAGGCTTCGGCCATACTGGCAATCACGCCTGTTCCTGATGATGCGGCGTAGGCTAGGCCATCAATCAATCCAGAGCCTTGTGATACTAAATGTCCGAATGTCTTGATCTTCTTTCCAGCGTCACCGATCACTTTTGCAATGTTGTTTACGGCCTCGATACTTTTCCATGCTGCAAAGGCTCCGGCTACAGCTGCTATTAGTGGAGCTAATTCTTGAATCTTATCTGCTACAGTTTGCACTTTGTCTATAATGTCCGGAAGTTTCTCGATAAAGGCTGCGACGAACTCTCCTACTTTTTCCACAAGGACTGGCAGAATATCTCTGATTCTCTCTAAGCCACTCTTTACAAAGCCTAGGGAGTCATTAGAGTCTAGTTTCTGTGCGATTGTATCTCGTACACTGTTCCAGGCCTCTTGAATCTTCTCTGTTGCCGCTTTGATTGCTTCCGCTGTTGGCGCGAAAAATTCCTTAATTGCGTTTAGCGCTTTTGGTATTTCTTCTGCAATCCAATTCAATCCGTTTTTGATTACGGACCCGAAGTTTGCAATCATTTCTTGAATTGTTGGCAAGCTGTTATCCGCTAAAAAGTCATTGAATGCTGTAATGATGTTAGCTATACCGATTGCGATACGTGCCGACATGTTCGTGAAACTTGTTGCAAAGCTTCCGGCCATTTCTTTGGCTTTTCCTGCTACAGCTGGAAAGGATTCCGTTCCGTTTTCTAGGGCGTCCATTAAAGTGTCATTAAATTCTTGTGCACTAATTTGTCCCTTAGAAAAAGCATCTGATACTTCCGCCATACTTTTCCCCGTTTTCTCTGAAAAGATTTTTAAAACGGGAATTCCTGCGTCTGTTAAACGTTGCCATTGATCTGCAGAAATTTTTCCAGATGCGTTCATCTTTGCGATTGCATCTACTGTATTAGCCAGGGTTTCATTTGTGCCGTCTCCGTAAAAAGATACAGCGTCCATCATGTCCTTTACCATTCGAGTAGACTTATCTAAGCTCAGCCCTGATGTGGCCAGTTTTTGTGTTGAAGTGGCTGCCGTATCTAGTCCGTACGCGGTATCCGTTACAGCGTCACTTAAGTTGTTTACAACCGTTGCAGCTTTCTTGCTGCTTCCTGCTAAAACTCCAATAACCTGTTTAGCTTTTTGCATGGCGTCTAATCGGGCGGTTGCTTTCCCGATTGAGCCCGCTATTAAGTTCCAGCCTTTGCTGGCTGCTTTGAATATGGTTGCGCCCACGAAGGTTGACTTCACTTTGTCTGCGAAGGTTTCCGCACTTTTATGCGCTCCGCTTAAGCCGCTTTTATATTCACTATCATCAAGCCCTAGCTTGATTTTAATTTTTCCATCAGCTCCTGATGCCATTTTCTCAACCTCCTAGGTTTCTAATCTGGCCAGAAGTTCTGCTTCTATTTCTTGCGGTGTTCTTTCCTTTTCTGGACCCTTATCCTCAGGCAGCCTGTAATACTTTTCTAGGCGCTGCGCATGACTCTTCTCCTCTCCTTTAAGATTTGAAGTATCTCTGGTTCTGTAACCAATAACTCGTATGATCATAGTATCGTCGCTTAGGGCGTTAAAAAGCGCCTTAAATTCAAACCAATGAAGTTTAGCGTCTAAAAGGTTTATGTTGTATTGCTGTCTAAACGCTGCATATATAAGGTCCATATCGTATTCGAATCGATAGCCTTGTCGTCCGTTTGTCTTGGCATAAGATTCTTTTGGCTTTTTGTTGCAAAAATAAAAGCCCATTATTGCATCCCATAGGTCTTTCTGATCGCCTTTAAAAGCGAACGGATTGATTCCTATTAGATCACAAATAACGGGCAGCTTCAGTTCCTCTGGTATTGCGTTATCTTGTATAACACTGTCAACTCGGACCCAGGTTCTAAAGTCTGCAAAAATTGGGAGAGCCGTTCCGTTAGCGTCTATGCTTTCTGGAAGGTCTTTTCTCTCTAGCCACAGCATTTCTTCCTCCATATCGTTTGTCTGCGTATTCTAATGTCCTGTTAAATTTGTCCATAGATTCGCAAAGCTTGTCGATTTTATCCAGATTCTTCTTTTCTTCTTCCGCAGCTTTTGCCTGTTGATCCTTTAAAAATTCATCCTGGAAGATGCTGTGCAACGTGAAGCAAAGTTCAAACTGTGCCGAGCTTTCTTCGTATCCTTTGAATAGCGTCTCAAAGGCTCCATCTCCTAGAATCTTATCAATCAAAGCAGGACAGTCTTCTAGTGATTCTTTCCCGAATTTGCTTAGAGAATTCTGTTCTGTTGCCCAGTTTTCTAAGGCTTCAATTTTAGAAGTGTCCTTTACATCGACTCTGAATCTGTGTCCGTCGATTTCGATATCTTTAAATAGCTGCTTTTGTAACTTTAGTTCCATGGTGTCCTCCTTATGTTGTTAAGTGCTTTATTCTGTGGCGCTGTCTGCGGTAAATGTTTTCGTCTTAATGTTAAATGTTCCCTTTACCTGATCGCCTTGTTGTGCGAATGATCCAGAGCACATTAGTTTGCCTCCGGCCTCTCCACTTCCTGGGTTGTCTGGTTGCACTTCGTAAGTTCTTTGATAAGCTACAAAGTCCCCAGATTTGGCTGTTTTCTCGTTCCATGTTTCCACTTCGATCTCTTCAAAAGTAGAACCGACTTTCTGTTCTTTACCTTGCAAGTACACCCAGTAGTTAAATGCATCCCCTGGATATGCTCGGCCCTCGTAAGAAACTGTAGGCGCGTAACCCGTAACCTGGCTTTGGCTTCCGGCTTCTCCGATATATTGCACTCCGTCGTCCGTCGTAGCGTTCAAAGCTTGCTCCCAGTTTGTCAATCCTTTATTGGCTAGAACGTAGCTCTCTGATCCTGTGAATTTGACGTAATGTAGATTGTCTTCGACCTTTAGTTCTCTGTTTGGTAGTTCTGCTGCCATTATTCAAACCTTCCTTTCTTTTCGTAGGTTAATGTCATGGAGCAATAGAAAGTTGAAAGCGCCGCCTCTTCTCCCGTGTAGTCTGAAGGAAGCGTTGTGAGTGCGACTTCTTGCGGTGTAGCTTCGTCAAGTGCTAGATTTGGGAAACCTTGCGCCTCTTCTTCTGCGAGTGCCTGTACTAGTGCATACAGGATTCTGGATAAATCCAGGCGTGCTTTCGTGTCCTTTCTGCTTGCTTGAATATAAATTTCAAATGGGTAAGTAGCTCTATAGCCACCGCCCAGATAGTGTTCTATTTCTTCCGTGTAGCCACTACTTTTGAAAAGCAAGGCGGTGTGCTTGGAGTCATTGAAATACTCCAGGCACCACGGTATGTTGTTGATATTGATTGAAGAAAAAAAGCTATACAGCCCGTCTTCAATCTGCTTTACGTCTTCCAGCTTTATGATCTTCTTTTCACTCATCTGAATTCCTCCTTGAAAAACTTTTTAGCGCCTTCCATCCAGGCGTTCTTTCGTGCTCTTAAAGTCTTAGGCCACCATTCAGAACCGCCTTGTCTATAGCTCAAATTTCGAGCTGTATAGACTTTCGTTTCTCCGTGTTTAGCCCATGGGCTGTGGCTATGGGTTCCGATCATTACTCTTCCCGTATGTTGGAAGTGTGCATATGGTGTGTCCCATATGATCCAATCGTTATCCTGTGCCGCCCATCTTAAAGCTGAGGTTCTCAGCGTTCCTTTTCCGATAGGCACCTTCTTGTTCGTGTCTTGAACTATAAGCTGCTTTAGCTTCAATCTAGATCGGCGGAGCGCTTTCGTTCCTCTGGCCTGTAGCTGTGCCACCGGGATATCGACTATAACTTTTAGATGATACTCACTCACATGTCACCTCTATGAATTCTGGCGTATTTCTCAAGGGATTTAGAATATTCACATTTGTGATCTCGTAAATGTCGCCGTGTGCTTCGATACGGTCCCCGGTTCTAATTGTGAACTGCTTGTCTGGCGTCTTAAATTCTGAAGGGGGAACTAGAACCTTGTCCGCCTTATAATCGTTCACGTCTATCGTTATGAGGATCGTATCGGAATTACTGGCGCCCGTCTGTCCATAAGTCCGGGCTTTTGTCTTGGAAACCTTTACGTGTTGGACCGTTACTGTTGACGTAATTTCTTCCAGGTTTTCTTCGCCTAGAATGTTCATGACTTTTATTGTGTGCGGCCTAAGCCATCTCGGGCTTTTTACCATACCGCCTGGCAGGCTAGTCCTGCTTTGAGTAATTGGTAGTCGAGCTCTGATACTGCTAGGCTTGATAAGGGTATGTCATGGAACCTTATCGTTCTTGCGTTATCTACGGAATACGAGAAACCGCTTGTGGTTGCGCCTGTGAAGTTCATATCGCTAGAACCTACGAAGCAATCCATGCCGCCATGTGCTTCTATGAAGTCAATCTGGTATAGAACTGCTTTTTTTAGGTCCATGTCGTAATCTTCCAAAGCCTGAACTTTCCAGTATGGAATCTTCTCTCGAATGTAGGATTCTAGAAGGCTTTCGGTTCTTGGTTCAATTTGTGAGTACTCCACTTCATCCAGTAGCGTTCCACCTAGTGCTGTGTATTCCTCAAAGCTTAGGATCATGTTTTATCTCCTAACTACCTTCTCGCGCTGCTGCGACAGGAGCTACTTGTACATTACGGAATACACCGGCTTTAGTTGTATCTTTTGAAACGATAGAGGCAATCATTTCTACCTCACCTTTTTTTACTGCTCCAGGTTCGCTTAAGTTTGGCATGTATTGGTGGATGATTTTTTGTCCTTGTGGACTTACTGCGTGCACGGCATCTAATCCGAATTTTACAGCGTAAATGCTTGTTGTTCCTGTTGAGTCGTCGATAGGTACACACATCAAGGATTTAGTTCCATTGTAGTATTCTCCCATGTCAACGATTGCGATTCCGTCGTAGTTGTCTACGCTTTGGCCGAAGCTGTTCTCTGATCTTGTGTAGTATCCTTGCTTTTTAGCGACTGTTTTTAGAACAGTAGCTGTCTTGCGGTTTACTAATAAAGCGTCTGGTTTTACTGAGAAAGTTGATAACCAAGAATCCAACGCAAAAGTGAAGGCGTCTGCGTTTTCCTTGATTTTTGCTGCTGTTGACAAATCAAAGGCTGCATCTGCGTTTTTCTCTTCCGTATTTGTTCCCTTTACTAATACATCCAAACCGTCAAAGCTTGTACTATCTGTTGCAGCAGTTCCTTTGGCTGTTGACTTTCCGTTAATGAAGTCATAGTGGAACTTGTTCTTTACTGCAATGATTTTCTGAGCTAATTGGAATGCGATTTCTGAGCTTGCTGCTGTGTCTTCTAATACACGGTCTACTTCGTAAGCCCCACCGAAAATTTTTAAGTTTGTAGTTTTCTGAGTCTTTACAGCTTCTCCTGCTGTGTATTCACTATTCAATTTACGACCTTCAGCTACTGATGGTGTTTTTAATTGTAAATAGCCATAAGTTAATGTTGAGCCACCAGTTCCTGGTGATACTGAATTATCGAATGGTAAACGATCCAAAATAAAAGAGTCCCTGCGGAACTCATCAATAACCTGCTGGTCTACGTGATCGGCTAAGCCGACTTTTGATTGCTCTAATGTAATTGGCATCTTTTAGTTCCTCCTATTTTTTGTAATGTTCTGAAATAGCTGCGGCTAGAGTTGTTGGTGCCTCTGGTTTCGGACTTCCTCCGTGATCTCCATCAAGTTTGACATCAACACCTTTGTTTGGCTTTTCTGGCTCAGCTGCCTTAAATAAGAAGCTGTCTTCTTTCTTGATAGCTTCGATTTGTTCGTCAAGTCCTGTTAATTTTCCATCTTTATCAAACTTGATTTTGTCTTTATCTAGTAACCCCATTAAGGCCTTTTCAGATAAGGTTCCTGATTTCGCGATAGCTAAACGAATTGCGCTGTCACGTTTTGTTTCTTCCAAGTCATGATCGTATTTTGTTTTCCAGTCGTTGACGTCTTTTTGTAGTTGTTTTACGTCTACTCCGTCAAAATCCTTGACACTTTGTGTAAGCTCTTGAATGCGCGTTTCTTTGGCTTGCATGTCGCTGTCGTATTTTGCTTTTGAGACGTAGTCTCCTGAGGCGAGGTTCGCTAATTTTACAGTTTTATTTCCTTCTAGCTTAGCTGCAACCTGTGCATACAATTCCTCACCTAAGATCTCTTTTAAAAACTCCATTTTTGTCCTCCTGCGTTTTTTATATCTGGTTCACTCCAGTATCGAGTCCGGCCTTTTATATCCCGTGCCGAGGGGTATTCAAGCCTTTTATGTGCCGTGCTTAGGGCATAATAAAAACCGCGCCATTCCTAGCACGGTTCTTGTCCTTGTTTAGTTGTGTTCTATAGTACTTCCGCAATTCCTTTTGCAAGTCTTGCGGCTTTCTGCATCAAGCTGTTTTCTTCTAGGTATTCTAGACCCTTAAGGGTTATCCTGATACCCTCTAGCCCTTCAATGTTTGGTGTTTGGTCTCCTATGTATTGGATCACCTGGAATCCCTCAACGTATCCATTTTTCAGTAGCATGCCTAGAAGTGCTTTTCTCTTTGGTTCTGTGATGTCTAGGTTATCCGCTGAAAGTCTTCGGATGTCTACGACCTCATAGTCCATTGATTTTTGCAGAATTGATAGAATTTTGTATATCGTTCTGAAATCTTCCGACATGTTCTGCCTCCTAATCTAATTCGATTATTTCCTTTACTTTTGACAAAGGTTCAAGGATGCACCCTCCGTCTTTTGTATATATCTCTATTTCGTCTACGTCGTTAAAGCTGTCAACGTCTGAAATAAAAACTGAGCATCCTTCTACAATGTCTCCGTCGTTAAATATCACACGGGATTTTTCAAGGCTCCAGGCTTCCATGAATTCATCTTTGGTCAGTGTTTTCATTCTTTTAATACCCCTTTCGAAGGAAACTCAGGTACCGCATGAAACCCCTTATCCTTTGAATAATGGACTCGGAAGTATTTTGTTTCTATTTTGGCACCTGTATCTCTATTTACAGCATACCCTATTACCTTGTCACAGTCTAGTATTGTTTCGCAGTTTTGCCAGTCCTGATTCTTATCATATTGATTAATACCCGTTTGCGCGTATTTTAGAATGATTTCTTTTAGCTCTTCTCTTGAAACTGTAAAGTATGAAGGATACTTCCCTACTTTTATTGAATCTTTGTACTGCTTTGTACCCTGATAGTGCTTATCTTGTTTTGACGCAAAGTCCATCTTGTATCCTGTCAAATCTTCTTTTTTGCTCAGCTTGATCACTTTAGTTTTCGGTGTTCCACTGTCATTTTTAACCTGTGTATTGGCCTTAGTCGTGATGCGCTTCTTCGGTATTCTTACAGGTTTGTAAGGTCTGCCTTTTGTTCCGCCTATCTTCTCGGCTGAGTAGTCTCTCTTTAATCGGCCCTTAGAAGCGTCCACGAGCTCCTTCAGTCTTGTCTTGTTGTATTTATACCAGTAATCTTCTTTCGTCGTGTCTAGCCCTGCTGCGGCCTTCACACGTCGGTCTCTGTCCCACTTTCTCATTTTTCTTTCATAGGACCTTTGCTTTTGTTCCATTTGGTAGACTCTGTCATTCTCGTATGGTTTTACGAGTTGGTTGTAATCCTCGCTTATTCCTGGAAAGTATGCGGTAAATGAATGCCTACAGTTCCATCCGCCAAGTCCTGCGCCTGTTCCGTATCCTGTGGCCTCATAAAAGTTCTCGTAATTTCCTTCCGGATAGTTCACCCAGAACACTTTTCCTTGCCAGGCTGCGTGGCTTGGTCTAGCTCCCATATGAGCACTTGTCTGTACTAGATTTATATCTAGCTCGTCAATGACCGACTTTTCGCAAGCCAGGGCGTTCTGGTTTACTGCGGTTCGTACTGCCAATCGAACGGCCGCCTCGATTGATCGTTGAGCACCGCTTGGGTATGATACTTTTGTTAGGCCTTCTCTGCATAACTTGTCTATCGTGTTTGCGGTTGCTTGATCTAGTGAATAAGCTCCGCTTGATACCTGAAGATAAGTCATGTCGTAGTATCTCATAAAAGTGTCGCTAGCCAGTTGAGCTGTGGTCCTTGTAAGGTTCTGGATGTCTCCCCACAGTGCTGATGTTCCTTTTTTGATCTGATCCGAAAATTCTAAGCCGCTTGTGTCGTATCCTCCAGCCTCTAGTCTGTCGAATGTGTCGCGGATACTTTTATAAGCGCTCTGTTGCATGATCCGGTCGACTTCTTCTTCGGAAATGTGAAGTATTTCAGCTAGTCTTTTGTTAATCCAGTCTTGCTGGAGCCCTAGCTGCTTTAGTTTGTTGTTTAAATACTCCGTTGTACTTGTCATAGCGTCCTGATTCATCTTGATCCGCTCCGCTATGTCCACCAGTATTTCTGTTGCCAGTTCCTGATATAGCTTTTCTAGGTCGTCACCTACGTTCTGCAGGTAGTTCGGTTTTAGCATTAGGCTTCACCCTCTGGCTCCTCGTCGTCTTGTGTTTCATCTTTCTGGAAGAACATACTTTGAATTCTGTCTGCTGGGTTTTCTGTTTCTCCTGTCATCTCGCGTGCGGTCTGTTCGTCTTCTCCGTAGTATCGGACGCGATATTCCCATTTTTGTAAGATGCCAGCTGAAATTTCCTGAAGCATTCTTAGGCGTTCCGCTTCTTCGTCTGAAAACATAGTGTCGTCAAATTGAATTGTGATGCGAACGTCAGGATCAAGCCCGGATATGTGGCACTTCTCTTTGCCTAGAATGATAATTGATCTCGTTAGCTCTGTAAGGGCGTCCTGGATTGCGATACGTTGCTTCCAGACGCTTTCTGTTAGTTCTTTATTACTAGCACGAACCTGCGTTGCTGTGGTCATGTTCTGGATGCTGAACTGGTATCTATTTTGCCCAAGTCCGCATTTACTTGATAAAAGATTTAGATTGAATTGAACGTTCTCTTTATTCTCGTCAACTCGAAGGCTCGGATTGTATTCCTCAAAAAGTCGAGGCTTGTCTGGGCTTACTTGTGTTCCTGTACTTACGTATAGGGATTTCTCTAAAGTTGCACCGACGTCTGGTTCTTGTCTTACTGGTACTCGCTCGCCTTTATCGTTTAGCGCGTAGGCTGTTGGCTTCATGCTAAATAATGCCTGATCCATGAAAACCTTTTTCTTTCCTAGCAAGGTATCCATGAATAAGTTGTCGTATGCCAAGTCGCAGCTTTCCAGCATGTCGATTGCGTTTGCGTAGATTGACATCCCCAGTGGTACGTCTGCAATGTTGTTTTCGATATTTGGCTTTAGGATCACAAAAGGCTTACAAGGTAGCTTGTAACTGATTGCTTCGCCATTTGGTGCTGATACCCTTTCATAGCCTACAGCATCTCCTGCCACGTTGTTGATTTTGAAGTAATGGTTGTAAATTTGGTAGCCTTCTTGCTCTTGCTTGAAGACCTGGATGTACATGAAACGCTCCCCGTTTTGTGTGTACTCGCTAGCCAGTGCAATTTCTGAAATGTCTTCCTCGTCATAGGTTAATGGCACTATTTTCTGCGCGTCCTTGATAGCTTTGATTTGTACGCTCTGGGCACTTAGATTCCCTTTGTTTACTGTTGGATTTACAAGCTGCAGATAGAAGCACACGGTACCCTGTGCGAATTCTCTCTCGACCGCTTTGTTTCCTAGCTTCCAGAACTTGCTGTTTCCTAAAACTCCACCGTTCTGGTCTTCTTTGTCTCCAGTCAAGAATTCTTGTGTGGCGTCAGTTCCATGTTCGTTGCACTCTACCAGGATTCTAGTTTTATCATTCAAAAGTAAATCGGCCCAGTCTTCGCAGATTTTCTTAGCCATTCGCATTTGCTTACGTTTTACTTGTCTGCTGTTCCCGCTTTCGTTCTTGATCTCGTATTTATGAAAATCCTGAACGTAACCTTTCCACCAATCGTTCCAGAATTGAATTTTGTTGTAGTAGTCTTGGACTTCCTGGCTCACAGGATATCCTAAGTCCTTTAGTATTGTGAATAAAACTTTCATTTAAGTACTCCTTCCTGTGATCAGGTCCATATATGTCGACCAACTATAAAAGTGAGCGTCGAATGTATCGACGTCGGTTGTAAAGTCATCCAGAATCTTGTCTTCCTTCGATTTCGTATCGTATAGGGCTGTGCTCAAACTTTCGACCACCATAGGTACTGCCTGGAACTTCATCTTGTGTCGGTTTAGCAGCATATTGTAGGTCAGAATCCTTGTCTTTCCGTCTATCTTGCGGCAATCCATCACGTTAGTTGGAAAGCCTGCCCTTTGAACGGCTACTCGTATGCTGTTCAAAATGACTTGTTCTGCGTTATCTACAAAAACGCTTGATACCACGAAGCCTTGAATCCATAAAGCTCTGATCAGGTCGACTGTCTCTGTGCAAAGTCTTTCGGCATCTATAGTTCCTTTAGCATGTACGACTTTACGTTCAGCAAAGGTTACAATCTCAGAAAGGTCTGCCATGATTCCCGTTACGATCAGGCTACTGTGAGAGCGCGTTCCACCTATGTCCAGGCCTATGTTGATCATGTTAAAAAGTGGGAGTTCTCCTTTGACTTCCCACTCGTCTGGATTGTCTGCAAACTGTGGAAAGAGTAGCCCTTCCGCGTTGCACCATTCTCCTAGTATGTATCTGTTGTATAAGACTGTCCCTCGATATTCGAGTTTCAAGTTTTCCACGAATTCCTGCGGCAGAAACGGGTTGTCTTCAATCGTGTATTTCTGTCGGAAGATGTCAGCTCCTGATTCTAGAAACTTTAAAAACCAATGGTTCTTGTTGTCCGGGTTGCACGTCCCGTCAAAGCAGCTATATGGTTTATCTAGACGCGACTTTAGCATGTCAAATACTTTCTTATTCCAGGTTACGACTTCATCCCCGTAGCAGTACGCTACTGAGGCCCCCTGTATCTTTGTAACCTGGCTTTCTTTGTCTGCGCCTATTGCGTAGCAGTTACGCCCGAATAGTCGCACCGTGTTGTCTGGTCTTACTCTTCCAACTAGTTCTGGGCCGTATAGTTCTCGCATGGGCTCTAGAACGTTTCTTTCAAGTGTCGACTTTGTATTTCCTATGAGGAACACGTGGCCTGGAAGGCCCTCTATAGCTCGAATCCGTTTCGGGATGATGTAATAGTCCAGCCATGTCTTTCCGCTACGTGTAGCCCCTTCTTTTATGTTCCAGCGGCTAGGTTTATGATTCCAGAACTCTTTCTGTTTCTCAGTTAGTTCCACTATCGTCTCCGGCTACGGTGTCCATAGCTTTCAATAAAAGATCCAGTTTTGTAATCTCTTTAGAAGGGTCGCCTTGTCTCTTGATCTGTTCCGCTTGTGCGTTCATCAGCTTCGTTCGGGCTCTGTCTAGACTTGTGACTGGTTGCTGTCCTGTAAGGTCTCGAATGAATTCGGCTGCCCTTACGTCTCCGCGTGTGGCTTTATTGAACATGGTTGCGGCTAAAAGCATTTGATTGCTGAGCTCATCATCTTCTAGGCCCATGTCGATCAGCTTTTCTTTATTTCTTTCGCTAGGCTCCAATTCTAGGATTGCAGCTAGGCATTGTTTCAGCTTCTTTTTCTTTTTCTGGACTTTCTGGCTTGCGGCTCCACCCTTGCGTCCCATTTCTGCAGCGTTCTCTTTCGTGAATGGTTTCAGGTTTTGCATAGGGTCTTTGCGCTGTCTGGCCGCTTCGCTTTTTGTGCGTCCGGCTAGTCCCTTAGCAGGCATCCTCGATTAGCTCCGCTTGTTCTCCGGTGTAATCTTCCCAGCGCTTGATAATTACATCGGCATAGTGTGGATCATACTCCATCATGAAGCACCTCCGTCCTAGCTGTTCGCAAGCCATAAGCGTGGAGCCTGAACCTCCGAATAGGTCCAGCACGTTTTCTCCAGTTCGACTGCTGTTCTTGATCTGCCTTGCAACCAGTGGAATTGGTTTCATGGTTGGATGCAGATCGGATTTCGTGGGCTTCTTCTCGTCCAGAATCGTTGTGTCCTTGCACCCCCCCCAGGATTGATTTTAGAAGGTCTTTAAGCTCGTCCTTCTTCATGCTGTCAATGTCCAGGTTCTCTGTATCTTCGAGTACGGTTACAAGGTTTCTAGTGTTGACGAAGTAATGGGCTGTGCCATCTTTCCATCCGTAAAGGCACGGCTCGTGTTTCCACTGGTAGTCTTGGCGACCCAGTGCGAATGTGTTCTTGTTCCAGATCAGCGTTTGTCGGATGTTTAGGCCTGCGCGTTCGGCTGCTTCCAGAAAGTTCTTACTCTGTGTAGATGCGTACCAAATGTAAAAGGCACCGCCAGCCTTGAGCTGCTCTGTCATGTTCTCGAAGGCTACTTTTAAAAACTCGATAAAGCCCTCGTCATCTTCCCATGAGTCGTTATCAATGACCAGTCCGTCTGTTCTTCGGTGTAGCTGCTTAGCCTCTGAAGGTCTCATATGCTGTCCCAGTGCTACGTTATACGGTGGATCAGTTACGACCATATCCATAGTAGCGTCGCTGCAAAGTTTTTCTACATCCTGGCGTTTGGTACTGTCTCCGACCATCAATCTGTGCCTTCCTAGCATCCAGCATTGTCCTCTTTTGGTTGTGGGTTCTTCCGGAATCTCTGGCTCGAAGTTGTCGTCCTCTGCGATTTGTTCGTCGAAGGTTTCTGTTTCAAATCCGAAAGGTTCCATATCAAAGTCCATGTTGTCTAGCTCTTCCAGTTCAAACTGTAAAGCGTCAAGGCCCCATTGAGCGGCCTCTGCGACTTTGTTATCTGCCAATCGGTAGGCTTTCACCTGTGCTGGTGTTAAATCGTCGGCCTGGATGCATGGCACAGTCTCAAGGCCTAGCTTTTGTGCTGCCTTCCATCTCGTGTGTCCTGCGATAATAATCAGGTCTTTATCCACCACAATTGGTTGCTTGAATCCGAACTCGTCTATAGATGCTGCGACTAAATCGACGGCATCTTCGTTGAGTCGTGGGTTGTTCTCGTAAGGCTTCAGGTCGCATGTTCTTATGTCTGTAATGTTCATGTGTGTTCACCTCTGTTGTATTAAAAAAGAAGCGTTGGCAGCCAATGTCATTAAGTTAAGAAATGACATTGCGTTGGCAGCTTCTTTGTTGTCTATGATTACCCGGAGCGCTGAAAAGAAAATAAAATTGATGTCCATGATTTGTCGTAGCTGATGTTTGACGTTGATGTTGTCTGGAAAGCACTCGTTTTTTATAAAGGAGGACGCTCCGGGTAAAAGAAAAGAGGGCCCTTTTCTATCGGTCCTCTTTTACAAGTACTAATATACCACCCGAAAGCGGTTTACAGTGTAAATTCTTCAAGCTTTTGTCAGGTTTTTTACCTCTGCCATTATGTGTTTGTACATTCCTTGTCTTGTGTATCCGTATTTCTCAGCTACATCCACGGCCTTGATTCTATGAATGTACAGATCCCATAGAATGTTCTGGTCTTGCAAATCGAGTAGCTCCGTCCATCTTAGGTCCATCAGTCTTTTCTGGAAGTGATGCAGTTCTTGTTCCTTAGCTGATATCTCTTCAAATAGGCCGAGCGGGCTGTGGTACTGATGCTGATATGTCGGCATAGGCCACTTGCTTCTTTTCTGTTCTGCAGTCAGTTCGATTCCTCCAGATTTCGCAAGGCCTGTTGTCTGGTGGTTTAGTACCTCCAATTCTTGATTCAGTTCAATCAAACGGTGGCAGCAGTAGCGCACCGTTTTTAGTTCTGGAATTAATTCATCATAAGTCATGTTTTACCTCCTTAAAGCTTCGATCAAGGCTTTTTGTGTTATGTTCTTGTGTTCTAGTGCATCCAGCATGTCCTCGTCTACTGTGCCTCTAGCTACGATCTGATAAATTGTCACGTTTTGTTTCTGTCCTTGTCTGTAGATTCTGGCATTTGACTGCAGATACAGTTCAAGGTTCCAGTTTGGAAGTGTGTACCAGATTGCGATATGTCCACCTCGTTGAAGGTTAAGCCCATGTCCTGCGCTTGCTGGATGCAAAAGCAGCACGTCTATCTTTCCGTCGTTCCAGTCCTTCACATCTTTCTCACTGTTTAGACTTCTTACTTCGATTTTTTGCTTCTTCAGATGTTCTGTGATGCGTTTTAGTTCGTGTTTGAAGTAGTAAAACACCATCACAGGGTTCTGGTTTGCTGATTCGATCAAGTCATCTAGTGCCTCAAGTTTAGCAGCATGAAGGGTTGCTACTTCTTCAAGCTTATTTCCTAGCTGATCACGTTTATAGATTTCTCCTGATGTCATTTGTAGCAGCTGACCGCATAGCACTCCAGCGTTGGCTGCTAGCAGTGATTCGTTGTTATCTAGTTCCAGAACCTTCTCACGTTTGAAAGCGTGGTATTCTGTCATTGCTTTTTGAGGTAGTTCAATTGATTTTTTCAAGTACTGAACCGGTGGAAGTTTGGCGCAGTCTGCCTGATCCAGACTCATGCATACGTCACCTATTTTCTTGTATATCTTTTCTTCCGCATCCGGTCTTGGCTTCCAATCGTATACGATCATCCCGTTTCTTCTTCCTGGAATTAGATATCTTTCTCGAAACTGAGTTAGCGTTCGACCTAATCTTTCTCCCCGGTCAATCAAATATATCTGGCTCCAAAGGTCCGGAATTCCTTTCGGTGCTGGTGTTCCGGTTAGGCCTATAAATCTGTCAGCTAGCGGCATAACTTTTCTTAGGGCTCTGAACCTCTGGCTTTTTGGGTTCTTGAAGGTTGATAATTCATCAATCACTACCATGTCAAAGTCAAAGTATTTGTTGTCTACTAGCCAGGTAACGTTCTCTTTACCTATGAGGTAAATGTCTGCCTTTTGTTGCAGTGCTTTCTCACGTTGCTTTGGAGTGCCTGCTATGATTGAATAGCTCAAATCCTTAGTGTGACTCCACTTTTCTATTTCTTCGGGCCACGTGCTTTTTATTACGCGCACAGGGCCAATGATTAGAACTTTTTCTGTGTCGATTAGTTTTAGAAGGCTGATGATTGTTAGCGTGGTTACAGTCTTTCCGGCTCCCATAGGGAGAAGAAGGCCACACTTCTTATGATCCAGTCCGAAGTTGATAGCCTTCTTTTGATAGTCATGGGGTTTAAATTCTGTCAAAGTGTCGCTCCTCCGGTATGATTCCAGACCGCATCAGATTTGTTAATTCGTCCACCTGGGCCTTTGTGCTGATGCAGTATACTTTCATACCTGTTGCCCGTATTTGGGCTACTGTGGCTTTTTGTAGGGCTCTAGGCTTACCGCCTGGCCTTTTTACTTCTACAAAGAAAGCCTTTGAATTATATGTGATCAATCTATCCGGCACGCCTGCGTTTCCTGGGCTTACAAACTTCCAGGCTTTACCGCCTAGTACTGATACCTTTTTGATCAGATAATTTTCTACTTGATTTTCTATCATTTCTGGAAGAACTTCTTTTGAAGTTCGCGGTACCGCTCGGCGCAGTCTGGACATAAATCGTTTTTGTCAATTGTTGTGATCCAGCCCTCTGGAAGGCCCTTCCAGATTTCGATTGTCTTTCCGTTCTCGATTTTGCTCTTTTCGATTCCGACTGATGTCTCTTTTCCGCATCTGTCGCACTTGATATAAAGTCTGTTTTCTTTCATGTTCTATTCCTCCTCTAGCCTTTTAGCTTGTCTTTCCTGTTTTGCTTGAATAAGTTCTTGAATCTCAATTCCTTGGATTTGATAATATTCAATTAGTTGATCCATACAAATCAATACATCCGCCATCTCTTCGATTAGGTTATGTCTTAGTCCTTTGAACTCTAATGGCTTTGTCTTTTCTTCCGGATTGCGTACCAGTTTAGAAATTGCCTTTTGCAATTCTGATAGTTCTTCCATAGCGACCAGGCTCTGCCTTTCGATTCCGTATCGGTCCAGAGTCTCTTCTATGATTTGTTTATCAAATGTATGATGTATAAGATTTTCGTTTTTAGCTACGATAATTGACATTTCTGTGTCTCCTTTTCTAGTTGATTTTTGCCCTGGAAACGGATACGTTCGGAAACGCCTTCCAAACTCTTTATATATATACTATATTTTCTCGCGCGCATATACATACGCATATACTGTATTACACTATATATATTATATATTCATTAAGTTAGTAATATTTTTGTTTCTACTGTTTCCAATAGCTTAGAAAGCCTTATTTTATGCGGTGATTCTCTGGAAACACTATATCCTTTTAGCGTTTCCACGTCCGTTTCCTTGGTTGCCTTGTATTTTTCTACGGCCGTTTCCAGCGTTACCTAAATATGATTCCTGTTTTCCCATGTGAACTTAGGATTCAAATAAACCCGTTGTTTGCCATAGCAGGCTCCTCTTTGTCTTGGCGCTGGTCCTTTATTCCACCCTAAACTTTCCATGATTGCCTTGAGCTCTCTCTGGTCCACAGGTGTAAATTTATTCTTTGCGCCATTTAAAACTTCGCACCAAATTTCGAGTAAACTTACGCAGTCTCTGATGTCTTCCCCCTTGTTCTTCGGGTCCTCTAGCCATTGGGTTCTGGCATATAAATCCATATCTTTCCAGCCCTCTGGTAACTTTCTGTCTAGATAGTCACGGACCATGTCCTCTCGGACACTGGTAAACGTGTGCTCTTTTTGCATCTGTTCGGCTCCTGTCAAAGCTTCGCCCTGAAGGAATAGCTTTTCTCCGTCCTTGAATCTTTGCTTAGCTTCGGCCCAGATCTGGTCTCGCTCTTTTGGTAGATCGTCAAACACGACTTTCTTCGCTTTCGATATATCTGTATTGATCGGCCAGAATCTTCGGTTTCCTGTGTAGTCCCTTAAAAACTCATCGTCGTTCGTGGTTCCGAAAAACACGCACTGTCTTGGGTTGTCTGTAACTCGTCTTGCGTAGGCTTTTCTGTATCGGTCGTCCCTTTTACTTATAAACTGCTTCATGGCCTCAATGTCGGCTTTTCTGGCTGCTGATAGCTCGGACCATTCAATAACCCATGATCCATGCAGAGCTTCGTATCCTTCTTTGCCTGCAATCGTGGTTATGCTGTCACTGAACCAATCTCCGCCCATGATGCTTAGCATGTGGCTTTTTCCGATTCCTTGGTGTCCTACAAGTACCGGCATATAATCCATTTTGCATCCTGGTGTGTAGATTCTGGCTACTGCTGCGGTAAATGCCTTCCTTGCGACCGCTCTGCTGTACTCTGAGTCCTCGCTTCCTAGATAGTCTATAAATAGAGTGTCTAGTCTTGGTATGCCGTCCCACTCTAGTGTGTCCAAGTAGTCCCTTACTGGGTGAAAGCTGTTTCTCTCCTGAACATAGGCTATAGCGTCATCCACTTTTCCTTTTGCGACAATGTTGTATTTCTTTTCTAGATAATATCTGAAGCTTGCGTCGTCCGTATCCGTCCAGGTCGGGTCGCTTGGGTTGTAGTTCCACCAGGGCAGGTTTCCTTTTTTGACAGGTTTCTGTGCGAATAGATCATTGCCTCCGACTCCATTTTTAAGCTTTGGATCATTTAAAAGTATGCGGACTATGTTGTCTGTAGTTGGCTTGAAGTTTCCCTTCTTGTCCATGTCCATGGCATCCAGCCAGTCCTCGTTTACTTCTTCTCTACAGTCTTCTACTCCTTGCGAACCCCTCGCGGTATCGTCCTTGAAGTCGTCCCAGTCCTCGTGAATCTGTTCCTTCTTGTCATCTATAAGCTGCTTCCTGGTGCCCTCGTCGTGTTCCATTAGTTCGAGCATGTGTTCTGTGCTTGCTGGATCGTCTGGCCACTTGTGTATCCTTACAAGGTCATAGGCATTGCATAGCTGCTGCCCTGTCGGGTCTGTATTGTGGTTGCTGTATGCATACTTGTCGTCATAGATGACTAAACCTCCGGCTGTTGATCCGTTCGTATAGGTCCAACGGTTCAGGTCCTCTGTCGGCGTGTATTCCTCTGGTATGAACTTCTCAATCGCTTCTTGGATCGTGTAGGCCCTGCAGAAGGCGCCAATCCATCCGGACTTAGACAATGGGTCCTCCTGGTGTCTTATATCGCGGTGATGCCGTTCTGTCTCTCTGTTGGAGCGAGGCCAGTAGCTGATGTCATGCCAGTCTCTGTACTGCGCCAGGATGTCATCCGGATTCAGGTAAGCATTCCTGTCTCCTAGTTGTTCACAGATGTATTCCCCGTCCTTACTGGTGCTAGGCCAGAACATCATTCGTGCTGGCTGATACGTTGTGTCGTCGAAGTATTTCATTCCGATTGTACTTGCAATCTTTCGAGCGATAGCCTCGTATTCTTCCGGTGATACTCCTCTTTTTAACGGAATGATCCATCTGTATTTTGGCCTTTCCGGTGTGTGCTTATGCGTTGAGTAGATCACGCTGCAAAAGTCGCACGTCAATCGAATTAAATCTAGAAAGTCTTTGTCTGCGAAGTCAGCATCCAGTGTGATCATGCAGCGCGATAGAACGCTTTGATTGTTTCGTCTGCCGTCTTTTAGTTCTCCGGCTACAAAGCCACCGACATCCTTGATATTGGACTGCCGGTCCTTTGTCATGTTCTTGTACTCTTCCACCGTCTCTTTCGTTCTGGTTGTGAAGCGCAGTTTTTTTGTGAATTCCTCCCAGTTCATTTCCTGGTTGAAATATTGCTTTTGTTTTCTATTTTTGCAGGTTGCTATTTGCACATCCTTCAGCCTCCTGTCTATTCTTCTGCTAGAATATAAAGGATTCTCTGCTTTCTTTTCATTTCATATTCCATTTCTTATTTCCCCGATAGGCCACTTTCTGAAGCTCATGTTTGATACTTTGCTGTGTTCCTTGCTGGAGTGTCCCATTGGCCTTGATCTCTTCTAGAAGCTTTGTAGTGCGTTCAGCGTGCTTGCTGGCGTTCTCTGTATCGCTTTCCATATATCTGCAGACTACGGCTAGAGCGTTTGCGATATTGTCCAGGCGGTTGCAGATACGGTCTGCAGCCTGGTTGATCGCTTTTTCTAGCATGTCCGCATTGTCGAAGCTGGCCATGTCTTCCTTTCGTCTTTCTTTGGGTGGTTTGTGTAGATAGCTTAGACGAAGAGCTATAGCGTTTTGACTTCGGTTCTTTAATATTGAGCTATATTCTTTATAAATCTTTGAGCTGCTATAGCCTAGGGCGTCTAGCTGCTTTAGAATGTTGTCCTCCTGCTGTGTCCATTTAATATTCATGTTCTATCCTCCTAGCCTTGGCGCTTGTGCTATATCTAAGCCGACTTCCTTCAAAATATTTAGGAGAATCAGTGCTGCGGTGATATAGATCAAGGCTATAATTAAATCTTGTTTATCTATTTTCATGTTTTAGTCCTTCTTGTAATAATCGGATATAAATCCATCACCTACTAGAATCAAGTCTGGCGCCCAGCTGATCGGCTTAGCCATTACGTCTAGCAGCTGCTTGAATTTAGTCTCCTTTTCTTCCGTCGGTACTTCGCAGATCACTTCATCATGAACGTGCATGATTGTTTTAGCTCCGATCTCGTCACAGCCTTTTAGCGTTTCGCATAGGCAGTCTCGAGCGATGGCCTGAACCACGTTCTCGGTTAGTTTTCCTCCCCAGGTACCCGTCCACTCCCATTTTCGTGTTGTCTGGTTCAGTCCTAAAAAAGATACCTGGCCATCCTTGATTCGTGGAGTGACATATCCAATGATCCGTCCATTTGGAAGTTGTATATAAACGTTTCCATTACTTTTGAAAACCTTCATATTTCGATCTAGAGTTGTGACTTTTCCATCCGTGATTGCATCCTTGAAGGCCCTTTCTAATATATGCCAGAAATCGTTGATCTTTGGCGACGCCCGTCTCCATTTCGTCACAATCTCTTGCTGCTGTTCTGGGCTTAGTCCCATCTTACTCGCTCCGAAGGCTTCCAGTGCTGCCGTTCCACCTCCGTATCCGAGGGCAAGTTCGGCAATCTTTCCTTTCTGCCTCAAGTGTCCGTTGATTCCGTGCTTTTCTACAGGCACTCCGAACATCTGGCTAGCTGATGCACAGTAGATGTCTCCGCCGTTTTTAAATACCTCCTGGCGCCATGTCGTTCTTGTTAGCCAGGCAATCACTCGAGCCTCTATGGCTGAGTAGTCGGCTACTATGAAGCTGCTGCCTTCGGGTGGTGTGATTACGGTTCTTAGAATCGTAGCAAATACATCATTCATACTTGAATAGATGAGCTCTAAAAGTTCGAAGTTTCCTTCCTTTACGAGGGCTCGTGGTTCGTCTACCTCGTCAAAGCTTGGCCGTGGGAAGTTCTGCGGTTGAATCAGTCGGCCTGCCCATCTTCCGGTTCTGCCTCCAAAAAATTGAAAGGTTCCTCGGATGCGGTCATCTTCTCCGCACGCTCTCTGGAATGCGTCGTATTTCTTGACGCTTGTTTTTCCTAACTCCTGGCGTATCTCTAGGGCTCTTCTTGTTTCGGGCCTTAGTGTGCCTTTTAGAAGGTCTTTCACGGCTTCCTTGTTTAAACTTTCGACGTCGTGTCCTTCCTGGTCAAGGATCCACTTCTTTAGCTGTGCTACGCTTTGCGGATTTTCTAGGCCCGTGATGTATCTTGCTTCGTCCATGAGTGCCATTCCATGATCTAGACTGTAGGACTGCACGTTTTTTATAATCTGCGTATCTACGTGAATTCCTCTGTCGTTTATCCTCTGGTCTCTGTGCCAGTTTTCCCATTCCTGATCAGATACAAGCATCAAATTATTTAGCTTGTTATAAATGGCTTGTTCGGATTCAACATCACGTCTGTTATACTCGATAAAAAGATTCCATTTCTCTGGATCATGTTCCGGTAGGTTCTTCCATCTTCCGCCGTTGGCTTTTGTTGGTTTACAAGGCTTGCAGAAATACTGGATCAATCTTTTACCTGTAGCCAATTTCACCTTGTCTTCTTCAATCCCTAGTGCTGGTCCTAGTTGTCCTAAACTGGAAGGGTAGCCGTTCTCTGCGGCCATGATCTTGGTATCTTGCCATTGTTCTGGCGGTAGGAATCCATCCTCTGTTAGTTTCTTTTTTACGGCGGCGCTTAGAATGTTTTTCTTCTTTGCGTAATCCTTGACGTATCTGGTTAGGCATACTCGTTCGAAGTTTGCGTTGTGTGCCACCTTCGTGATGTTTTCGTCTGCTAATGCAGATACTAAAGAAAAAGGCAGATCCTCTTTCATTAAATCTAAAACTTCTACTGGATCATCGCCCCAGGCGTATCCGAATAGAAGTATTTTGAAGTCTAAACTCTCTGCGTATTTATAAACCCCGCAGGCTGCAAGGTCGACGCTGGAGTAGGTCTCCAGGTCGATATGCAGTATGGGCTTTTTACAATAAGGCACTTAGGTCGTCGCTTCCGGTTTCCTCGTCAAACTCAGAAGCGTCTGCCCAGTCAGTTGTTACGCTTGAGTGTCCTCCTAAAGGTTCCCCGTCTTTTACTTTTAGCACGCTGTTAAGTCCTGCAGCGATTCCCGTTCCTACTGTGTTAAATGGATACAGATTGAAATTGATAGCTCCATAGCATCCGGAGTATACGTTTTCCTCGATTTCTTCTTTAGATGAATAGGCGTATGTAACTCCATTTTTGCGGTAGCCTACAGACACAGGTCTATTACTTTTAGCGGATAGCATGTATTTGTTCTTGAATTCTGGCGCGCTGAATTTCTCGTCTGCGTCGCAGTCAGTGATTATACCTCTTGAACCGACTCCTGGCGCTTTTTTTAGCGGTGTTACTTTTCCCTTGAAGGATTGGCCGAACTTCTCAATTCCTTCTTGTACAGCTTCTTCGTAGGCTTTCTGGATACGTGCTAACGTCTCCCTGTCTTCCTTGTCGATTAGAATATTAAGGCTGTACTTCTTGTCCTGGCCTTCTACCACTGCGCGTGGCTCTGCTAAATGGCAATAGCAGAATCTTACTAATTTTGTTTTTACTTGTGACATCTTTCTGTTCCTCCTAGTTTTACTCTTTGTCGCATTACTCTTTTAAGCTGTCGCTTTAGATCGTTTCTGTGTGGTCCTGGTTTACTGTTTCGAATCTCGGCTCGGATGCGGACCATCTTTTCTTCGAGCTGATTGATATCCTCTTTTGAAATCATCTTTTAATCCCTTGGGCTTAAATCCCCACATGTGTTCTGAAGGCGACTGGATTCCTACCAGTCTTTTTAGCTTCCTAATTAATACCATCCTTGAAGTCATTTGTTACAACTCCAATTGCAGGGCGCTTGTCGCTTACTGGCACCAGCGTTGGCTTTCCTTGCGGCTTCACTACCCACACACCTGCAATCTCTTCAAAGTCTTTCTTTCCGACTAGCTTCTCTAATTTTGTAATAGCTTGAAGTTTTGGCTGCGTCATGATTGATTTGTATTCAAATCCTGCGTTTTGGAGAGCCTCCGCAACTTTGTTTTCATCCGTGATCTGTCGTCTGCTTACCCCTTTGACCACTTTATATCCTTCGTATTTTGTTCCTTTCAAAGCCTGATCCAGTGCGAACTCTTGTACCTCTTTGGCCCAGTCGATAAGTCCAGGTAGCTCTGGCAAAAGCTCCGCGATTTGCTGATCCGTTAAAAGCATCCCGCACATTCGCTGATATCTTTCGTCGATAGCTTTCATCCTGGCAGCGCGTGCGTTACAGTTTCCCTTTGCCCTGCAGAACTTGCACCAGTCTCCGGCTTGCCGTTCTCCTTCTCCGTTCCAGGCTTCAATAGCTGCAGGCTTGACCGTGTTCTCCATCCAGTCTGCAAGTTGCTCTGTAGTCAATTCCCATGTGCTGATGTGATCACGTCTAGGCTGTACGATATGAAGCTGAACCTTTTCAAAATCGTATAGGCAGTCATATAAGGCCATAACTCCTGCGGCATAAATTGTAAGCTGCGGATTATGTGGAGCATTTACCTTGACACCCTCTCCATATTTAAAATCGATAACATGGAGCATGTGATTACTTACGATCACGGCGTCTGATGTCCCGAAGCCTTCCGGAATCCATGGAGTCAAATCAACTTGTACCTCGATAAAAAGATCCGCGATATCACTTTTCTTTTTCTCTTTGTTGTATACCTCTAGAACATAGTCTTTATAGAAGTTTGTAGCCTCGTCCATTTCTCCTGTTGCAGCTTTTACTTTTCTTCGTGGATGTCCTTCAATCCAGTTACGAAGTTTCTGTTCTGCTACACTGTGGGCCTCTGTTCCCTCTGCTGCGTAAGCACTTGGCTTTTCTTCGAATAGTTCCTCCAGTCTAGCGGAAGGGTGGCAGTGAATCCATTTATTGGACCCACTGGCTGATAAAATAGCGTGCTGACTAGGCATGTAGAGCCTCCCAGGCATGTAGTGCCTCCCAGGCTTCCTGGTATTTCTCCTTAGGAATGTCACAGATCTTGCTTGCGCCCATCTGAGTTAGGAATACTTTCAATACGGCTACGCCTTTTTCTTTGGCAAATGCAACGCCGGCTTTCTGTAGCTCTTCCAACGTAATTTCTTTCGCAGGTGCTGCTGGCGCCTGATCAGGTTTAGGCGTTGGCTTTACTGGTTCCGGTGTAGGCTCATCCATTGGCACCCAGTCTTTGGCTCTTGGAATTGTAGGCTCCTCCTGCTTTGGTGCTTTTTGTTTTGGTGTTTCTTCTTCCCATGGGAATGTTTCAGGCAGTTTTTCCTGTAGCCCTGCGCGCTTTAGGTCTAGCTCTTTGGCTAGCTCCAATACTTTTTTAGCGTCGTCGATTTCGTCTGTACCGAATTGCAATGTTAGTTGATAATACATTTATTTTTCCTCCTTGTTTTTTAAGTCCCTAATATCCCCAATTTCAGCATTGTTTGATCTCATAGCCAGTTCCTCTAAGAAAGTATGTCTGAATGCTTCTTGAGCTGCGTCTAGGATTTCACTTCTTTCGTCTTCTGGGATGTGGCCGGCATCAAATAATGCCTTTTCATTTTCTGTGTTCTTTCTGCCTCCAATAAGAAGCCCGTATCCACCTGGGGTGAATTCTACTAAGGATATATCTAGTTTGTATAAGATCATTGTGTTCATTAAAGCTCCTCCGTTTCTTCCATTTCTGCGCCTTCTAGGCTTTCGCTTAGGTTCACAACCTGCTGTACAAAATCTTTCATCATAGCCTTAGCAGCATGTTTTAGAATTGATCCGAGTTCCTTTGAATTGACGTCCATTGTTTCAAGAAAAGCCACCATCTCAGGTCTGCTTCCTTCGATATGTGTCTCCAATTGCATGTTGTCTTCAACGTCTGGTGTTAGCGTAACTTCTACTGAGAAAAGCTTTAATTCTCTTTTTGCAGGTTTTTCTTTTTCAATTTTGATCATGTTTAGTCCTCCTCTGTTATTTCACAATTTGCTAGGATATCTTCAATCGTTGCATCCTCATCAATGCCTTTGAAATATCCTTTTTCTTTCATCCTTTTTAAGATAACTATACTTTTAAACTCGTATCCGCTTAAAAGGCTGCTTTTTAAATAGCCTTGTAATAAATCGACTTCAAATTTAGTTAATTTAATTGCGGGGGCTTTACGGGGCTGCTTTAGCCAATCCATTACCTTTGCATGACATCCTCTTGATCGATCTTTGCTAAGTTCGCAGTCAGCGCATTTAATACGATCACATCGTTCAGGTCTTCCTTTGACTACCGCTAAATTCCACAGGCCTTTTTCTAGAACTTCTTGTTGGAAATGATCTAGATTAGTTTCCTGTTCTGATCCAAACCATCCAAGTTCTTCGCATTGTTTACTTACTGCTAGTATTTCATCTTTTGTTAGCCAGCCACCCTCTATAGATATTTTGGCAACTTCTAAGTTGAATATAATTTCTTTTTCTATGAAACCCTCGCGTACCCTACGGGTCCACACTATTTCTGTATCATTCTTTCTACGTGACCAAAAGCTTAAGCTTTCGAACACTTCTTTTGCTTTCATTTTTTTTTTTCTCCTTGTATTTTTGAACACGTGCTGTATAATATAAGCGTGTTCTATTGCTAGAGCCTTATTCGTTTTCGAACGAGGTCTTCTAGCCTTTTTTTATAGAACGCTCGTAGGATTCTACGATATTCTTTTGTGTAAGGCCTAGATACTGAATAGCACGTTTGGTCAGAATCGTGTTTTCATCAATGTTTTCTAGGCCTTCTTTTTTTATGTCTTTCATGATCTGCTGAAAGATCTTGCCTCCTTTATTCCTTCCGCAACCTATAAACTTCGATAGCTCGGTTTTGTTCATGTATCCCTTTTCCATCATCTCGTATCTGTAGGCTGCTAGGCTTTCTGCTTGCAAAACACACCACCTCCTTTAAATCATTTGATAGATCAAAATCCAAACCGCTACGCTTAGCGATATGATCAGGATTATGAGCGCCATGTTTAGCGCTGTTACCAGTCCAGATATGAATTTCTGCTTTCTGATTCTTTTTTGTTCTGCGTATAATGCTTCCAGTCTTAGTCTTTCTCCGCGAAGGTTAATACCTTCCGTAAAGTCTGGAAGCTCTGCGCCTGTTGCTTTGTGTTCCATTTCTCTTTCTCCCTTTCGTGATACAATCTCCTATGAAAGGAGGTTTTTTTTATGAATCGATTAAACGTTATACTTGCGATTGCTCTTGCTGTGTCTTCTATAGTCTCACCGATTTTTACGACTTGGCTGAATAATAAGCATCAGTTCAATCTTCGTAAGCTTGAGATTGAAGCGGATAGAAGAAAAACTGATATTCAATCCAGGAAAGGCATCTATATGGGCTTTCTTCAGTATGCTGGCAAATATTTGTATTTAGGTCAGGCTGCAGCTCTTCAAGAACTCGGTGAATATATCTATAGGCTTCTTCCTCTGGTTTCTCCTGAGCTTCGTGAAAAACTGATTCAATTCGATAAAACCGTCGCTAATAATCGGCTACAAGCTCACAACTTACTAGATGATCTGATTCCAGATATCAAGAAAGAGCTTGAAGAATTAGACCAGTTACCGTAAAAAACCAAATTAGAACCGCGTATATCCAGTACCAGGAATTATCCGGTTCTAGTTTTTTCATTATCGGAATTCCTACTGCTGCAGCAACCGTTATAATGACGACCCCGAATATTGTTAGTCCATCCATCTACTTCACCTCCTCCTGTTTCTCTGGTTCCTTGGCTGCTGGTGCTGGCTGAGCGTCTTTAGCTCCGGCAATGTAGCCTTGAATAAATGATTTCTGTCTTTCATTTAAGCCTTTTACGTATTCGGCGCTTTCTTTTAAATCTTTTAACTCGAAATTGCTTTTATTCATGTTTTATCACCTTCTTCATTGCTTTTATTCAAGTTATGTCTATAATTTACCCCTCAAAATACAGAATGTCAACACAAAAACTTGAATTATTCAAGATTTGTGTTATTCTTTCGGTGAGGAGGTAAAAAAATGTTAGGACAAAGAGTAAAAGAAATCCGAAAGGGTTTAGGCCTTACTATGAAAAAGTTTGCTGAACCTCTTGGTTTATCAGAATCCGCTATAAGCCATATAGAAAACGGATCATCTAGTCCTTCCGAGAGCACTAAAAAATTAATATGTTCTGTATATGGTGTAGACTATTTCTGGTTAACCGAAGGAATAGGAAAGCCCTTTATCAACGCTACACAGCTTTTGTTAGAGCAGTTAGCTGTTGAAAATCACTGGGATTCAGAAACTTTAGATATTATGAAAAAGTTGTATGAACTACCTCCAGAGCAGTTTGAACTTGTTCTTGGAATGATTAAAAATATGAAAGACGAGTAATCCTGTTTAGATTGGTTACTCGTCTTTTATAAAAAGAAAAACGCAGAACCTGTTTCCAAGTCCTGCATTCTTCCGTGTGTGTTCTATTGCTGTGTTCCGTGTCTGATCCAGATTCTTTGTAGGATTTTATAGGCCTGTTCAAGTCCCTCCTGGTCCATGGTCTGGAGCATGAATTCGATTTTCTTTTTGAGTTCTTCTATCCCATTGGTTTTCCCTTCTTTCTTAAAAGCTCTTTCCCTAATTGCCTACAGTTTACAGCTATAAACTTATTTTGTCAAACTTTTACGGTTACTATTTTGCGTTTTTTATTATTTACTTTTTGAACCTAAAAGATTAATATAAACCTAGGAGGTGTAATTTATTATGAATAAACTGAATGAAGTCTTATCTTCCAAGCTCCCCGAGCTGATGAAAGAGTCTGGTGTCAGTCGTAGAGATTTGGCCGAGTATTGTGGTGTTTCTTATAACACCGTGCGATGCTGGGAGGTTGGCACTAAAGCGCCAAGGCCAGATATGGTTGTAAAAATTGCAGAGCGCTTCAACCTGAAACCTTTTGATCTGATGAGCGAGGCTTTTGGAGATTCTGCAGTAAAGCCTGTCCGCTTTCTGTCCCTGGTCGACGAGGACGGGTCTGTATCTAAGTCGAATAGCTCGTCAGTCTTCACTTCTACGGCTACAGATGTTGCGGCGGATTATATTTATGTTATGCCTGATGAAACTATGTATAAGGCGGATATTATCAAGGGCGACGTCTGCCTGATTCGCGCCACAGGTGCTATTCGTGCTGGTGTGCCTATGCTAGTGAAGTATCAAGGTAAAGCCATGCTGCGCTTTATTATTACGCATAACGAAACGAATCAGATTGCTTTACGTACTGCCAGTCCGTATGCGATTGGGACTCTCTTCTCAACGGAAGACTTCCATGATCAGGTTCAGGTGTTAGGCGTGCTAGTTGCTTTTCGTAGGAATTACAAAAGGAGGTAATCCGTTATGGCTCAGCAAAAGGACACAAAAAGAGGGACCTGGATGTTCTGCGGTTCCTGTAAGGATATTCTAGGCAATACCGTTCGATATTGTCGTCGAGGTTTCAAAACAAAAAAGGAAGCAAAAGAAGCCGAGCATCTTTTCCGTCTGGAAATGGCGAGCAGTAGACCTACGATCACTCTAGATGAGCTGCGGCACTTATATCGTTCTAATTCTGGATCGTTAGCCATTAAGGAATCGACCCTTGTTACTGATGTTAGTACCTACAAAGTGCATATTGAAGAAGATCTGGGGCAGTTACCGCTTACTACGTTTACAGTTCCATTTCTGGATAACTGGCGCACTCGTATTTCAAAAAAGAAAAAGAAAAACGGGGAGCCCTATTCTCCTAGAATGATAAATAAAATCATGGAAACATTATCTAGATATTTTGCTTATGCTGTAAGGCTCGGCTATATGGAGTACAATCCTTGCCATTCTCTTCCTGCAATAAAAGGATCCAGAGGGCCGAATGCAAAAAGGCGCCCTGTGTTCTGGGAACAGTCTACCTTTAATTATTTTCTTTCTTGCGTGGATGATCCATACTGGTATGATGTGTTTTTATTCCTTTTCGGTACTGGATGCCGTGAAGGTGAAATGTTTGCCTTGCAGTGGGCTGATATTGATCTAGGTTCCGGAAAGGCTCATATTTCAAAAACGATCACTTCAAAAACTACGACAGGCAAGTGGGCCATCACTTCTCCAAAAACAGAAAGGTCAGATAGATATATCGACTTGCAGGATGCTCTTCTCGTTCGTTTGCGTGCCCGTTTTAGCGCAGAAAAAAAGAAGGACGGGTTCTCGTCCTCCTGGTTTGTCTTTGGCCACCTGGCGCCTTTATCGCGGACACAGCTTGCGCGGTTCCTGGATAAGTATATAGATGTGGCCGGAGTTCCTCGTATTACTCCGCACGGCTTTAGGCACTCCCATGCGACGCTGCTGATTCGTTCTGGGATTGACGACCAGTTGATCGCAGATCGCTTGGGCCATACGCCTGCGGAACTTAGAAAAACTTACGCGCATATTTATGCTGATTCTAGAAAAGAAATGATTCAAAAACTGAATGAAATTTTCTAA